GTAAAATCGTCATAGTCGATCAGGTTGGGACTGATCTTGGTCGTGCCATAGATCAGTGGTATGATCCCGCCCGCCTGAGAGGTCTGAAACTGTAACGACCCGACGGCGCGTTGCTGCTTGGCGTTCGAGCTGTGGCCGAGAATACCGCCCATCAGACGAACGGATCAAAGAACCGCGCAAGTCGTCCCGCCAGCTGCGGTTGGGTCGCGTCGGCATAGAGTACGCCAGCATTGTGCCAGGCATGGATCACACGAGGCCACTCAATCACGATCGCGCCATGGGCGAAGCAACGGCCGAATTTGAAGAGGGTGACGTCACCCGGCTGTGGTGGCCCCGGGATCTCGCGCGCGTACCTCGTGACTCCCTCGAGATATCGCTCGGCATCGCGATGCAGATGCCAGTCCGCCGGATAGAACGGCACCTCGATGTGCGGGACGACCCCCGCCGCCTCGTAGACCTCCGCGAGCATCATCAGGCAGTCGCTGCCGGCACCCTTGACCCGGCCCATGTGATGATAGGGCGTCCCCAGCCACCGCCGGGCTTCCGTGATGACCGCCAGTCGCCGTGGATCCGTCCCAGCATTCCCGGTCATACGGCGGTCTCCGGGGTCGGGATGTACGGGAAGCTGCCGAAATGGATCGCATTGTTGAAGACGTTGGTGCAGGTCGCGAGCGTACGGTCGCAACCTGGCAGCAGCTGGAACTGATCGCCGCTTGCGACTGGCGATAGAAAGGCGAGCTTCATGGTAACGGCGCCGCCGCTGACAAAGCTGGATATCGTCCGACTGTATCCGGCATTGCCGCCGGTGATGCCGATGATTGTTCCCTGTGCATAAGGCGTGGAGGTCGTGGGCGCCCCCTGGATGACGGTCGTCGTTGACCCGCCGCCGGCCGAAAAGGTGGCGGCGAGGTTCGACCGGTTGAACTGGCACATCGCATCGCCGAACACATGCGTGCAGCTCGATTGCCACAGTCGTCGTGGCATTTGGATGTTGAGCAGTTCGAGGTGCGAGCGGCAATTCATGTCGATACCAGTGCGACTGCAATCGATGTCGGAAATTCGCCCGGAGAACAGAATCACGGTGCCGGCGCTGGTATCACCGTAACCACCCCCCGAAGCACCCATAAACGCCCGTTCCAGCTGCAGCAGCGCGCCATCGAATTGCCCCTGCCAGGCGGCCTCGAGGAACGGAGTCGTGCCGACGAGGTCGGTCTTCTCCGGGTAGACCTTGACGTCAAGTTCGTCGACCTGCGTGCCGATCACGACCTTGGTCTTCGAGCGCTCGAATTTCGGCCCCGCAGCAAACACATACCCGTTAGCGACAATCGCTGTCGGCGCTGCCGAGTAGCGCAGGATAGTTGCGCCCCCAACCAACGTGAAGGTGTAGAGGTCGGCCATCATGAATTGCTCGCCGCTGTTGAGCAGCGTGATCAATGCAGCCGAGGCGGGCTTCACTGCCGCACTGAAATAAAGGTCAGCTTTTTGAGCTGCCACAACTGAAACATAAAATTCTCGAAGGCGTAGCTGTCGTCAGTGAAGCGACACCGGAAATAATAGCTATAATCGACGGTGATGATCAGGCCGCCGCCTGGGGCAGTATTGAACGTCATCAAGCCGGTATCCGGATCGACGCTGTAGGTCCCTGGGTTTTGGGTGATTCCGTCGAGATACGTGGCACTGACAACATTGGGCGCAGTGATCGGTTCCAGAAAGCCGCCACCGGGCAAGGTCGCGCCCATCGTGCGCTGCAACTGAAACACCGTGGTGCTGGCATTGCCGATCCCGATCTGCTGGCCAGTGACCTGGTAATCGTTCGGGTCCTGAAACAGGAAGGTGGCGTACGCGCCCTGGCACAGCATGAAGAACCCCATAAGGGTTCGTAGCTCGTCGTAACCGGCCGCCGGGTTGTCACGCAGCAAGTCGAAGACTAGGCTGAATTGCCAAAGGGGGTAGGGATAATCGAGCGCGCGCAATTCCCGCCCGGAGACTGCCCGCTGGATGCGGGTTTGAAAAGTGGGCGTCTTGGTGACGCTCCAGGCGAGACCCGGCAACGACGGAAAAATTCCGATATCCGCCATCAGCTAGTCCGTAGCATCGATCCGTTGCGCATCGCGTTGTTGATCGCTGCCACCAGCGCACTGCTGTTGCTGCGGAAGAACCGCGCCACATCCTGGCTGTCCATCGCCTGCACACCGAAGTTGACCACAACGGGTGCGGGTCCGCCGCCGGCGTTGAGGCCAGTCGGAGACGCAATCAGGTTTTGCAGACCTTCTGAGATATTCGCCGGCAGCACCATCTCGTTACTGTGAAGTTGCGCGAGTACGCCTCCCGGCCCTAGGCTCGGGACGGCCCACCCGCCCTGCGCGCTTGGCACGATACCGCCTCTCGCGAAACCAAACAGAGCGCCAATCCCCTTGAAGAGGCCGCCAAGGATGCCCCCGGCGCCGAACAGGCCGCCGAGCCCCGAGCTTTCGGCGACGGCGCCGCCAAACACTTGCTCACCAGCGCTGGTGATACCGCCAGAGAAGTCCTGGTCGCCGCCGTCGCCAAAGAGGCTCGCACCAAAGAGATTGCCGATGTTACCGAAGACGCCTTTAACCGCTGAGTTTACGAACTCGGCGATGATCGACTGGGCAAGGTTCGCCAGTGCCTTCTGCACTGTTGTCGTGCCCAGGATGATTCCGGTAACTGAGGTGTCGATGGCTCGCTCGATCGGGGCGACCAAGTCATCCCACGCCTTCTTATTTGCTTCAGCCAGTCTGTTGTCGAGTCCCTGCACCTCACCGACGTATTTCTCGTAAGCGAGCCCCTGCTCTTCGATCAGCCTCTGCTGCGTCCGGACGTCGTTCTGTGCCGCGTCGAGCTTCTTCTGGTAGTAGGCCTCGTCGTAAGACCATTTCAAATCGAGGAGATCTTGTTCCTGCCGGACCTGCTCCGTGGCCGAAATTTGTCCGAGTGCAGCCTCGCCGTCGATCGCCGCCTTGTAGTTGGCGAATTTCGCATCGGCGACCTTTTGATCTGCGTTGAGCTGGTCGAGCTGATCGCGCTCGCGTTGTACTGCGAGCTGCTTTTCTAGCTCGTAGATGTTGCGTTCGACCGCGAGGCGGGCATTCGATCCAGCCTCTGTTAGCGCCAGCTTGTCCTGCCAGAACGCCAGCTCCTCGTCCTTCGACTGGCCGAAAAAGCTCTGCTCCGCCAGGAGCTGTTCCTGCAGCTGCGCGCGCCAAGCTTGGACGCTGTCGGAGCCGGCGCCGCGGCGGCCAGAAAGGGTCGCCGACTGAGCAATCTCTTGACTGCGCGCACCTCCAAGAACGGCATTCGGGATCATGCCGTCACCGACCGATCCCGCGAAGCTGGCGGCCTTGGACTGCAGAGCGCCGATGCTGGATCCGACCTGAGTAGCGGCAGTGTTGATCTGGGATTGCGCCTGCTGAGCGGCCACACCCAGACCCGCGAACTGAGCCCGCATCGCATCCGTCGCTACCTGAACGGAATTTGACGCAGCCTCCATTGCCGATTGGAGGTCGTCAGTCTGGGCGCTGATGACGACGCTGGTTTCAATGTCGGCCATGATATCCCCTCAATGGCGTGAGCATGCCCACGTGCTCGCTCTCCTACCTATGGCCTTCTGCGAGCTTCAATCGCGGCTTTGGGCGCGACGCTGTAGCTCGGCAAAGTCGAGCACCACCCCCGGCAATCCGGCGTGCACATCGCCCACGCCAAACCCGGGACCAAGCTCGGCGAGGAGCGCTTGGAAATCAGGGCCCGTCACGCGGCCCGGATTGGAACCGGCCGATCGGATGCGCCTGCGCTGATGTTTGCCGACGCCGAGATACGCCCCGACCAGGATGTGAACAGGCGGATGCTCGACCCAATATGCCGTCAACTCTTCGAGATCGAAGAGCGTCATCTCGTCGATTGCAGGGTAGCTGTATCCGCAGGCGGTGGCGAGAAGACCGTAGATGTGTCCCCAGCAGTCTGCATCGCCTGGACCGCGTCCGGCCGCAATCCCGCGGTCATCGAACCTGCCCCCGGGATGGTCCCGGGGGCTGGTGCTTCCCCCAAGTGGCCATCGCGCAGCTTCAACCCCGAGCCGGTGAGCACCGCGTTCAGCACCGCGCTGGCATTACCGAGGTCGAGCAGGTTTTCCACCTTGTCCGTGGTTGCATCGGGATAGTTGCGTTGCAAGGCCGCAGCGACGATTTCGACCAGCACGCCGATCTGAGCCTCGCCCATCGACGCGCCGATCTCGGTCAGTTGCCGCACCTTGGGCATAAGGCGGCGGAGCTGACCCAGTGTGAGAGGCGGTACCAGCCAATCCTGCCCACCCATGGCAATTGTCACACCGGGGATCATTATTCCACGGTGCTCAGATAGCCAATCGTGCCAGAAGCATCGGCGAAAGCCGAGAAGTCGAGCTCTTGGATTGTCCAGTCGTCGACCTTCGTCGGCAGCGACAATTTGTCGGCCATGCAGGCGTTGAGCCGCAACGCGGTCCCGCTGCCGCCATAGTTGGTATAGAACGTCGCCTTGAAAGTTGGTGTCG